ATTCAACTAAATATTTAAAAAATGCTGGCAAAATGAAATCATATTCTGACTTAAAAGAGGATTTAGAGCAAAGAAGAAAAGAACTCCAAGCTAAGCAAAAAAAGCAAATAGAAGATCGTAAGAAAAAAGCAATATCATACCGAGAAATAGTATCTGGCAATATGGAGAAAGAAAAGAAAAAACAAGAAAAGATGCGTCAGAAGGAAGCAGAGAGAAAACAAGCATTACGCGCACGTGAGAAAATGAAGCAAGAACTCAAAAGAGAACTAGAAACAGAAAGAGGAGAATAGTTCGAAAAAAGTAATAGGGCAATTTTTGCCCAGACTTTTTTTTGCCCCGATTTTGAAATAAAAAGTTGATTTTCCCTCAGAGAGGGTCAGAATAAAATACCCTCTCTTCTTCTACAGTATTACGTACAAAGGTAAGCACGTTCATAAACTCATCTACTGTATCACAATTCACCACTCTCTTATCCCCACCATCAGAATATAAGTAAACCTTTCTTTTACTTGTGTCTATGACACACTTAGATAATAAATCGTCATCCATAATAAAACTCCTATTTGTTGATGCTGTATATAGAATTGTCTCCTGGATAATCCTCTATACTCTCACCTTCATACTCTACAGTTAATTTCTCACCATCCTTTCTCTCTGCCATGATGTGATAGAAACAATCAACAGGCATACCACCTTGAGCTTGGAGATAAATTCTTTGTTCTATAGGTGATATTCTTTTGACTATTACATTTTGATGAGAACCATAAGCAGTAAGTTGAACAGTTATAGTACCATAATCAACCAATCCACTCCAATAATCAGGCAAATCAATTACATTATTTCTATTATTAACTCTTCCTCTACAATATACAGCAGATTCAGGACCTTCCAAACAAACATGCCTTAATCTCCATCCCTTTTTAGTAGGATGAGGTATATCAAATGGTTTTCTAGAAGTAAGAGTAACTCCACTAGCAGTTACTTCAGTGCTTGCTATAACCTCACCAGTAAGAGTTATATTTCCTGTCTGAGTAGTACTTCCTTTTTGATCAGTGTCTCCTTCTATCTTCACATCACCCTTCACATGAAGTGATTCCTTAGGATGCTCTTTGGTATCTGTGTTCTGCTCAGTCCCTATCATTACAGTGGCAGTGATAGTATCATATGCCTCATCATCACCTACCTGTAAAGGACCTTCAATATATGCAGATCCTCTCACCATATCCACACCTTTACCTAAAGCTTTAGCTTCTCCTGCTCCTACATGAAGCTGTTTTCCACATTCAACACTTGGAACTTTCATAGTTACCTCCTATAAATTATCTTTAAAGAAACCACCAAATTTTTCTGATAGTTCCTTGGCATCTTTTTCAAAATCACTTAGATTTTCTTTCAATCCTCCAGCGATCCCTTCCATTTCTCCAGCCATTCCCTCCATCTGACTGGTTAGTTCAGCAACCTCAGGGGATGTTGCTAATGCTTTTAATTTTGCTGGTAGTCCTGACTTCTTCAGTTCATTAGCAGCAGCCTCCAAGGAAGTTTTAACATCCCTCATATTATCTTCCAGAGAAGAAGATAACTTACCAGCTTTAGCTGATATTTTATTAGTATTTTTAGATCCTAACAATGAAGTTGCTCCATCAGCAAAGTCCATCAGTCCACCATACACATTCATTATACCACTCCCAACAAGATTGACAGTGTTTTCAGATACTATTTTAGTTGCTACTGAACTGTTAACTTCAATATCAGGAGATGTTAATCTAATTTTTTCATTAGAGTCTAATATAATATTCCCATTAGGACCATCATTTCCTTCTGCTATAAGTTCTATATTTTGAGCAACTAATTTAATGGTTCCTTCAGGAGCAGATATAGTAACGTCTCCATTCTGTGCTAATAAATTAAATGCTGGAGGATTTACTACTTTACTACCATCAGCACTCTTAACTCCTCTTACATCCTCTCCACAATCAATGGTAAAAGAACCAGGAGAGTGAAAATTAGTGCTACCTTTTTGTCCTTGCTTAACATCTCCATTAGTTCTCATCCTAATGTAGTGTCTACCACCATCATCACCAGTTCTGACATAGTATCCAAACTGTTTTTCTTTTATGATGTGTCCAAATCTTATCTCTCCATGTTCATTTCCTAATCTATAAGGATGTTTATTAACTGGTTTACTCATTAGACTTTACCTACACAATCTACAACTTGAATAACACCAGTAGGAGGAACCTCAGAAACTTCTTCCACTCTAGTTACCTTAAATGTTGGAACTAACTTACAATTATATCCACTATCACTTTGAATATAAATGTTAGGATCATCTTTAAACCCACTTCCCCCATTGATAACATTGATTTGATTAATAGTTCCTAAAGCATCACATCTTCCTATGGTTAAATGTGCTCCATTATCAGGTTCTACTACCACAGTATCACTAGAACAATCATAATTAAATCCACCATCAGCAACATTAATACTATCTATAGAAAGAACTATAGGATACTCTCCTGTATTTGAAGTAGGATCTGTAGGTGTTGCAGGTGGTGGGGAAGGAGGTTTAGCAGTAATTTGAGTACAATCTTCTCCACTAATAAGAATTACCTTTCCTCCAGGTTCTGTTACCTCATCACCAGGACAAACTGTAATGACTGTTCCTGGTTCATAAGGGGTATCATAGGTTCCATCTGATCTTTTAACTGTAGTCTCCTCTGGATCTGCCCATGTTGTTCCATCTCCACCCTGACTACCATCAGGTGCAGGAATATATCCTGTACCAGTATCATTCATTATAACATTCACAACTTTACCATCTTCAATTACTGCAGTACCACTAGCACCTCCTCCCTTTCCACAAGAATCTTTGAAACTTACAAAAGGAATATCAGTATACCCACTACCAGGTAATAATATATCCACACCTAAGAGAGTTCCAGCAGCACCTATGATAGCATTACCTGCTGCTCCTGATCCACCTCCACCAAAAAATTCTATGGTAGGAGGACCACATCTTAAAGGACCAACATTACAAGACTGTATTGCATCACCAATCACATCAGAAAAATCTGCATTATCAACCACTCCCTTAATACTACTACCTATATTTTTAAACTGTTCAATAGATTTTTGAACTCCAGAAGCAACCTCCTTTGCTTTAAACAAAATGCCAGGAATATCTAGAGTACCAAGAATCTTAGGAGCTAAAGGAGCTATTACTCCTTCACTTGGATTCCATGACTCAACCTCAGAAGAACTTGGAGTTTGTCCACAAGAAAGAAAAGAAATAGCACTACTCTTAACTGACATTAGATCACCAATAATATCATTAACACCACCAATAGAAGAAAGTAATGATTTAATAGGTCCTAAAATTGCACCCACTGCACCATCAATCACTCCACTAATCTTTCCTAATAAAGAACCCACAAAATTATTAATGGCACACAGAGGAGCATTGATAAGTTTATTCATGGCTTGATTTAAAAACTTACCTACCATCTTTGCAAGATTGGCTTGTATATTTCTAAAGGCACAGGATAAATCATCATTAGCTTTGTCTTTAGCCTTTTTTAAATCCATTCCCTCACTAGGACTAACAGAACTAAAAGCTCTTGCCATAGCTCCATTAATCTTAGAAGTAATACCTCTTTGAATACTATCAGTTTTAGTTTTAAGAAAACCTGTTATTCTTTCTTGAGTTTGTGCCATTGTTCTATCAATTTCTCTTTCAATAGCATCTAAACCCTCCAATTCTCCTTCAGGATTTACTAGGATATCACCAATCTTAGTTGATACCTTTTCCTTCCATTTTCTTTTAGATTTTTCAAGTCTTTGTTTTTTATTAAGAGCATTTTTTAAAGTGGTCTGTATGTTTGTTGCTCTTTCAGGATCATCATCCTTAGGTTTAATATTAGCTTGAGGTATTTTATCATTCTTATCAGCTTCTTCATCAGGACCAGATACTATTTGATCCTCACTGATATTACTTTCTATTGCTACCTCATCTGTGTTTGCAGACTTTCTATCTGTTGGAAGACAATATCTACCAATAGAATCTTCCTTTGAATCAGTACCACTAAATGCTTCAAATTCTTTTGGAGGTTGACCATCACTCTTAACTATATTATTTGGTTGGACTGATGAATTTCTTAGATTATTTTTTACCTCAGGATCATCAGTTATTATTCTACTAGTTACTATTTCACCATTTTTCGTATATGTTTCTGTAACTGTAGTTGATGATTTACCTTGACCATATCCTGATTCTTTTAATGCCTTACCTAAAGCTATATCTTCCTCTGATGGAGCAGAAGGATCTAAGAATTCTCTACGTGTTGTCCCTAAGTCAACTTTTCTCCTAAAAGAATTAACTTGAAAATCCCTAATACTACCCTGAGAAAGATCTCCAGTTCTTTGTTGATATAATCTTCTTCGTTCTAATAACTCTAAATCTGCTTTTGTCCCTCTCAACCCTAAAGAGAGTATTTGTTTAGTAGTACGAGGATCTAAGTCCTTGACATCAGAGTTACGTTTTACTTCTGCATATTGATTGACACCAAACACCCCAGTGATGACAGGTTGCTGACCATCCTCACCATCTAAAAAGAATCCATGAACAAACATCCCCTGTCTAAGGTTAGGAGACTGTGATGCTCCTCCCTGACCTGATCCAGCAGTGACTGGAAATGATACAGATGCCCAAGGTAATTGATCATCAGCAAGTTCGTTTTGATCTGCAGGGTGATACCCCATGATACGAACCTTATATCTATAATCAAATCCTTTAAAATCCTTTACATTTTCTGTAGGATAAGGTTCTATATTAGAAATCCAATTTTTTTGCTTTACGATCTGACCTATCCACCAGATGTATCCATCACGTCCTAGATAGTTTGTTTTAAGTAAGGAATTTTCTAGCATTAATCGTCGTAAACTCTACACTCCAATGAGTCTGGGTGGTTGTCACAATATACTTCTAAGTGTTGATCCTCATGTCTAGTATGCCAATCATTAATCTTACCTTCATTCTTATTGACTTCATCCTCTGAGTGAGCATGGAATGCATCATTGTGCATCTCTAAATCTGCTTCAGTGTATTCAATCATACCATGATTGATGTGTTCCTTATGATCTTTAGGATCTAAGTACACTTCATGATCTAGATTGTGTTCTGGAGTTTTAGTGGTCATAATTTTATACTTTAAAAGGTTTTCTACCAAAAGTATCTCTAACTAATGTTAGATTAGTTGAAGATTGATTAGATGTCAAGCGATGACACACACTTGATATCATATATATGCCACCACTTCTCTTATCCACTCCTGAATTTTTATTTGTGCTGACTTCAGGAAAATCACAGTAGATTAGATCACCAGCTTTAAGAGAAAAGTCTGCTGCTATAGTAATATTTATTTTAATAGAAAACATTTGATTATATCTCATCACTGACTGAACCATAATCTGAGGAGCATTAAAAGTAGGATTAGTTGGGTCTTCCTTCCACTCCTTCAATTGATCTTCAGTAGTTATACCTGAAGGAAGAGTTCCTACATCTAAAATCCTTGACATTATTCGTGAAGGATCATTTCCAAAGTTTGATATAGATGATAAAACAGAATCCCTTCCTGCATTATCTTGCTTGTTATCCTCAACAGTATAATCCCTTTCTACATAATTATAATTATAGAAGTTAAAAAATATACTCTTATTAGAATACATTCCTATTGCTAAGTTATTACTTAAGTCTATGTCCCTATCAATATTACATAAAAGAATCTTCCCATCATATCCTTTAGGTATAAATGGTGTACTAGTTAAAATATATTTTTTTGGACTTGGTTGTTTGGGTTCTTTGAACAATCCATCAATAGATTTAAATTGAAATCCTTTTTGAGTCTCAAAGAAAAGATAACCTGCTGCTCCCCCCAATTTACCAGCAGTTGCAGGTACAGATTTAGATGCTAACCACGTACAAACATACAATGGTTTTCTATTATTACCTATAAAGTTATAGTTAATTAAAGTTTCTTCAACATCTACATCAGCACTCAAATTTTCCTTCATTATTTTTTTAACATTATCAGATATCTTCCCATCATATCTTTGAACCACTCTAGTTTCATCATTCTTAAACAGTTCCTTAGATGCAAGATGTAAAAAGTAATCACTCTCTGTAGTATCTGTGGACACATTTGTTATTTTATTAACATAAAGAGTAGGTCTTAATACATTTCCTGATGAATCTTCTATTTTTATATCTACCTTATCTCCACCTTGAATGGGAAGAGAATTTAAAAGATCATCAGTCTCTTGTACACCTACAGATAATGTAATTACATTTGATAATACATTCTCATAGTACCTTAGATCAACTAGAGCAGCTCTGTTTCTGTGTTGTGTTTTATTACCAGAAAGATCTTCACCTTTAATAGTAAAGTTTCTTATATTACCTGGCCTTAAATTAGATTCACTCATTAGACTGCTGCTAGTAGTGCTTTTTTCACTCTTTCCAACTCTTTACTTCCACCTTCTATAAAAATATATTTAGTTCCACTTCCAGATCCTCCCAAATTTCTTGCTACATTTTGAGGAACAGGCACTATGATTGGTTCATCATTTTCATCTGCATCCATAGAAATAGATGCAATACTATTAGATAAATTGTTAGATTGTTTACTTAGAAGATCTATAATACTTCTTAAATGAGGAGAAATATCTGCATCAATGTTCTTATCTCTTATAAGATTTATAATAGGATTGGCTCTTCTACTTTTTACATCACCATACCATTTAGATTTTACTCCAGGTCTATTATCAGGATCAGCAAATTCTAATTGCCTTGCTGCCTCTTCATAATCCCCTTCCTGCATTGCCTCCATCATTGAAGGGAAGTTTTGGAACCAAGAAGGTCCCATGTTAAAAGTTAGATCAATTAATGCTGCCTGTTGTTTCTTACTAGACTTAAAAAATCCAGGAATTTTTTGAGCAGCAAGAAGATGATGACTAAAATCTTGTTCAAATAATTCTTCAGCTCTCTGTGAAGTTATTGAATCTCCTAACTTCAACCTACGAATATCTGATGGAGAATCAGCATCAATCTTATGTCCATAACCAACAGTAAGATTACCCTTCTCATCATTATAAGCTTTTAATTTTAATCCCTCATGTATTTTAATCATTCCCTTAGCAAAAGATCTATCTTCTCTAACAGGATTACCTTCTAATGTACCAGCCTTTGCCCCACCCATAAGAAATCCAGCAGGAAATATCATTCTCTGCCAAAAAGAATCAAGAAAATTCATCATAGGATTACCACCTTGATTAGGTTTCTGTTCCTCTTCCATCTCAACATCTAGTTGGTTGACTAATTCAGTTTCAGTAAGACTCATTCCCTCTTCAGTCTCTTTTATTTTTTCAGAAACTTTAGAAGCCCAATCAACTCCATCATCTTTTATATTCATTAAAGAATACATACCAGAAAAAGGATTGACTAAAAATTTAAATACATCCCATATGGGAGACATATAATCTCCCAATTTCTTAAAGAAATCTACTATGCTAGTATATGCATCTCTAAAAAATTGAATGATAGCAGTAAAGTTTTTATAAATGGCCATAACAAGACTACCTAATGCTATGGATGCAATGAATGTAATCAGTCTATCCAACCAAGATCCACTTTGAGATATTTTATTTGAAATTGTTTTTAAAGGACTAAACTTATTCTGTCCTTCTAACTTAGACTCTCTTGCTGTCTTAACATCTTCAGCATCCTGTATCCTTTGATCATCAGCTTGTTGACGAGATAACTTATCATCTGCTTTAAAGATGGATAAGATAGAAGCAAATGATTTAGTAATAGAATTTACTACATCTCCTAATGGTTTATATCTCTTATCTTTAAATTTAACATCCTTCTGAGAGGCAGATGATTGAGGAAGGAATTTACTAATAGAAATGGAAGGAGTTCTAGATCCTCTTTGTCCTGCTGGTGCTGTCTTCATCGTTGCACCCACACTTGCAGCACCATCTACTGCAGTAGTTTGAGTAGTGGATTGAGGTGAGTCCCCTTTAGATAGAAATGCTTTAGCAAACTGTAGAAATGCCATACTATAGTGTTCCTATTAGATCGTAATTATAAATGCTTGATGAAGTGTTATCATTATTACCATCAGTAGAAGAAACTCCATTCACCTGAGTACCAGAACCATCAGATGTACTATTAGATTGTCCACCTCCAGTATTTACAGGAACTAAAACAACTTTCTGTTGTTTTTTAGGTGAGGTTCCTATTGAATAAGCATCATTCAATGAGAAAACAGACATATCAGGAGCAAAATTTGTACCCTGAGTAATATTTAATAACTCAGCATCATCTCTTACATTTTGAATTCTAATAGATTCAGCTACTCCAGCAAGACTCAATCCTAATGACCACCAAGGAGCAGCAATACTAGTAAGAGCTCCTCCAACGAATAAAAGTCCAGAACTAATATTTCCTTTCTTAAATTCATCATAAGCAGACTTTGCATCTAAAACAGTACTAATAATAGGTAAAAACCTTTTTACCATACCCCAGAATCCTAACTTTTTAGCTGCCTCAGCCATCACTCTAGTAGACATTCCTTTACCAAATGCTTTACCAAAATTAGGCATTTCAATAGAAAGATTCATTAAATTTTTAAATTGCTTTTCAGTTATAAATTTATTCTTTAATAATTTTTTTAGAGCCTGCTTATCACCTATGAGTTTCATTATATCTGATCCAGGCATTCCTCCAACTTCTGGAAGAACTTCAGTAGCACTTTTACTAAAAAATGCTGTGGGACTTTTAGCTACAGTATCTGTTACACCTTTTGTTAGTAATTTATTGATCTCCTTTTGTGCTGCTGACTCTACTATTTCTCCTCCTATTTCTTTTCCTACTCTTGATTGAGATTCAATTCCCCTCTGTGTAATAGCATCACTAATTGATCTTTCACCTCTTATTACATCAAGTATTGAATCAACTCCTGCTGATTTAGTCCACGCAAATTCGAATATTGGTTTCTCCAAAGATGTCATCATGGCTTTAGGAACAATATTTGTTGATGCTTTAGATCCAATTTGAGAAGATATCTTAGCAGATTCACCTACTATATTTCCTCCCAATAGTGTTTGTCCCTTAGTGACTCTTGAGAGTATCGCCCCACCTTTATCTGCAACATCTGGACCAGCACCTAATAACTTTTGTCCCCCTTTCTGTGCAGCTTTACTAGTCTTCCACCACGGTATACGTTTTAATAAAGATCCTAATCTAAAAATTTTAAGAAGTCTATTTAAACCTACAAATATTCCAAAGATTGATGCTCCTAATTTTAAGGCTAATAAAGCACCTAAAGTTATAAGAATAGTTTTTCCATGCTTATAAAACCATGTAGATATATCTACAATTTTTTTCAAATTCTCAGGATCTTTCATCCATTTCAAGAAACCTATAAGAGCTGATCCAAATATAATATTTTTAAAAAAGTTTAATAAAGTAGACCAAAAAGATTGTATAGGTTTAGTAAGAGTTTTTGTAATCCTTTTACCTAATCCTCCACTATTTGATTCTAATTCTCCTTCTCTCTTTCTCTTCTCATCTAAGGCATCTTTCCTACGTTGACGAGCAGCTAATAACTTTTTAAATAGAAATTGAATTCTTAATATACCACCTATTCTCTTAAGTAATGATCCTATATTAGTTAAAGCACCAAGTAAAGTAGAGAATATAGACTGATCTTCTGAAGCAGCAGGTAAAAGAGCTAATGGATTTACTCTAGAAGTAGGAGAAGGTTTTGCAATTCCCATGAACTTGCTTCCCTTTAACCTTCTTGTTTTCTCAGTATACTTCTGTGCTTTACTAGGAGCAGCAGATCTTCTCTTAACTCTTAAACCTTTTACTGCTCTCTGTAATATAGAAATCCTACCATCACCAGGATTAGTAATACTTAAAGTATTAATTGCTTCCACCAATGCCCTTAGCATATCAGCGTCAGTCTCCATCTCCCAGACTTGATATCCAAGGTCTGTGAGTATTTTAACTGTAGGAGTGGTTGCTGGAGCCATTAACTATTGGATTGCTGTTGTCTTAACTTTTCATCCTCAAGATACTGTTGAAGTAACCCAACATATATATCCCTCTCCCAAGGGATTAAATTTTCAATTTCAGTTAATGAATATTTATGGTACTGCATCAAAGAGAAATTAAGTTTATAATAATTCTCTAGATCCATATGCACCATGCCTATGCGAAAAAAGATGATAACCCTTCTAACACTACAGTGCTTTCAACTTCAGTCTTTGGATTAGTAAAGGTTACATTGTGAGATAACTTAGGCATAGTAGTAAAGAAAGTTTCAATCTCTTTGAACTGCAGACTATTCATCTGCTCTAAGAAATCTTTCATCTCTTTCTTAGTACAGTCTGCTGCAGACCATACCTCTTCTTCATTATAAATTTTATCAATACAAGATGCTATCAATTCAAATGATTGATCCATCCCAACCTCACCAGAAAAATCAAAATTATTTTTAACAAACTCATCCAGTGAAGGATACTTCATCTCCATGATTAATTTAGCATCCAATTTAATTTTATTGGTGTGCGATTTATCCTTCTGAATTTTAATGTCATCTATATTAATAGTCACAGGCACTTGAGTTTCTTCATCATCAGGTGCAATCAAATTAACTTCAATCTCCTCACCTACAGACTTCCCTCTAATATTAAGGAACAAATATTCTATGTCAAATGTAGGAAGCAACTCTACCTTAATTCCTCTAGTCTGAATACAACTTTTCAAAACTGTTCTGATAGCAGTAGTGATTTGTTTTGTATCTTCAGACTCTAGTGCTAAGACTAAAAGTTTCTCCTCCTTAACTAAGAAGGGTCTGTATTTAATTTTCTTTCCCGTAGATGGCAACTCAAGTTCATAAGTTGGAGTAACAATGGTTGGTAATGGCATAATATCTTATAGAAATTTCAGTATGGTTATTTAGAAGAGAGTAACTAAGGTATCTGTTTTATCCTCCACTACATACCTGATGAATGAGAATGAAACATTACACTTTAAAATCTGACCTTGTTCATAGGACAGAGGAATAGCAGTAATGTCTCTAGGAAAAGCTTTCACAAATGTATAATCAAAAGTTACCTTAGGAAGAGTAGATTCATTAGAGAAATGATCCTTCTCAAACTTACTTAAGAATATATCACTCTTATAAAATGTAGGATAAGAAACTCTCTGATTTGTATATGGACTTTTATAAACTGTAGGATCTGTAATACCACTTATATAATCAATCCATCTCTCAAATAGTTTAATCGTATTATAGTTTCTATCCACATAGAATGTCAACCCCAACACATCATCATAGATTCTTCTATATGCCATCCTCTCAGTAACACCTTGATAATCATTGGTGATATCATGAGTAGCTAAAGAAGATCCTGGAAGGTTTGCTTCTGAACATGACAAACTAATATTATCTAGATCTAAGTCAGTTAAGTCAGACACTTTAGATCTAACTGCTGTAGGTACAGATAAAGTTAAACGATATAAAGAAGATTGTGCAACATTTAACAACCTAGATTTTATATCACTTACTCTTAATTTTTCTGGACGAGCACCTGCCATCTATAAATATTTTAGATTATATATTATGTATAAGAGATGGCTGAAAGTATTAAGAGTAGGTACAGACCAAAGCACCCTCAAAAATATAAAGGCAATCCAAACAATATTATATGTCGTAGTAGTTGGGAACGTAAGTTCTGTAGATACTGTGATCTGACTGAGAATATTATAGCATGGGCTTCTGAAGAGATAAGCATCCCTTACCTATCTCCTGTAGATAAAAGACCTCATAGATACTACCCAGACTTTCTCATGAAAGTAAAAGAAACTAATGGTAGTGTTAAAACTTATGTGGTTGAAGTGAAACCTAAGAAGCAAACCAGACCTCCTAAGAAAAAATCTAGAGTGACTAAATCTTATCTCTATGAACTGAATACCTATGCTGTTAATCAAGCAAAGTGGAAAGCAGCACAGGAGTATTGTTTAGATAGAAGAATTGAGTTCAAAGTTATTACAGAAGATGAGTTAGGTATCAAGTAATGACAGAAAGAACAGAAGAACTTCAAGGTAAGATTGAAGAACTAGATGATGCTGATGATATTATGATGAACATCATGGAAGTGTTCACTCAAACTGAGGTGGTTCCTGATGCAGGTAACTATTATACCTTTGTATATAATGCTAAAACTCCTGGTGTTTATGATGAGTTTCCTCTAGTTGCTGTTACCTATGTGGATAGGTGGGGATTCCAAGGTATCAACTTTCATTGGGGAGCATCAAGGAACTATACATGGATGGAGATTGTAGGAAACCTCCATGTGATACAGAATGATGAGATAGATTACCTACGATCATTACCTTATGCAAAGTTTAAGACTAAATAACTCATAATAGAATCAGATTCCTTTCAAGAATGACTGCTAATTATACAGTAGATGGTATAGAATATAACTGGCAGACTGGACGTCCAGTAATATCTGTGACGAAATTTATGAATAATGAAGGGGAAATAGATTCCTTAATAATAAATCCACGAGATGATACTGTTACTATAGAAAATTCTGAAGGTACAGTTTTAGCAAATTATGTTAATGGAAAGTTTGCTCCAACAGATGATGGTATAGGATCTGTAATATCTAATGAAGTTATCTATGCTCAAAATTTTGGACATGCTTTTGGACTCTTAGATGATATAGATCAAGAGAAACTTTCTATTTACTCTTCTCAAAACGACATAAATGATCAAACTATATCTGACCTAGATCCATCCACCGTAGTAGATGGTGCATATAACTATTCACTTAATAGACCTATAGTAATGGAAGATGGGACTACTGCATGGATAGATCCTGAAGGAAGAATTTTTCAAAGAGGCGATAGACAAGTAAAAATGGCTGATGGATCAATCGCCACACTCAAAGAAGATGGAACAATAGTTAATAATCCTACAAATTCTCTTCCTCCAGTAAAAGCATGGACATTATCTGATCTGAATATACCTATAGAATCTTATCCACGTGACCCTGAAGGATTTTACATAGGAAGATATCCAATCAACCAAAAAGATACTAATAATTTTGATTACTTAAAAGTAACTTGCTATGACTATGAACCAGGATTAATGCAAGGTGGTGGTATTGAAAATGTATTTAAGATAAAAGATATGGATAAGAGAGTAAAGACCAGAAGAGGAGTAATAAGTTTACCTATACAACCAGGTATTTCAGAATCAAATGGTGTTGGTTGGGGTGAGAATGAGTTAAGTCCTATTCAATTAGCAGGAGCTAATGTTGCTGGTGGTGCAATAGATGCTTTAACTGGAAGGGGTGTAGATGTAGAAGGATTTAGGTCAGCCATAGAAAGCAATCTTAAGGTACTTAATAACATAGGAGAGTTTGAAGAAATCATTAAAGCATATTTTGCAGGACAAGCAGTGGGTGCAGATCTAATAGGAAGAGCAACAGGACAAGCAATAAACAAAAACGTAGAAGTATTATTTACTGGACCTCAATTAAGAACCTTTGGTTATAGTTATAGATTTACACCTAGAGAACCTAGAGAAGCAAGAGAAATAAAAGAAATCATTAGATTCTTTAAGAAATCTATGGCTCCTAAGAGATCTAACAGTAGAATCTTTTTAAAGAGTCCAAATGTTTGGAAACTTAAATACACATTTAGGAATGGAGATTCTCATCCCTTCTTAAATAATATAAAGATATGCGCATTAACTGGTTTTAATGTGGACTATACACCTGATGGATCTTACAGCACATATGATAATGAAGGAGGTGTAGGAGATGGTTCAATGACATCTTACCAAGTATCAATGAGTTTCAAGGAGTTAACTCCTATATACAATGATGATTTCTGGACTGATGATGAAGGACAAGAAGGAACAGGATTCTAACCATGACAAACTCTTATTTCAAACAAGTACCTAACTTTGAATATGTTAATCGCACTAAGGGTGCTCAGGACATATCTAATTTTATTAATGTCAAGAACCTTTTTAAACGTGGCAAATTACGTCCTGATATATTTCAAGACCTAACCTACTTTGAGAAATATAATATCATTGGTGATGACAGACCAGATAATGTTGCACAAAAATTCTATGATGATCCTAATTTAGATTGGGTGGTTTTATTATCCAACAACATCACAAACATACAATCAGAGTGGCCTCTACCTCAATCTTCTTTTGACGAAGTAATGCTAGAGAAGTATGAAACCTATGACAAATTATACTCTGGTATTCATCACTATGAAACTGTAGAAGTTACAAACATCAAGGGTGGAGTTATCCTAGAAGGTGGATTACAAACACCAAATACATGGAAGACTAATGGCAACTTCATACAAGCAATCAACACAAAGATAACTCAGATATCAGGAAGTGATGCTAAGGTTGCTACTGTTACCATGAACAATGGTATTAAAGATCTTACAGTAGGAGATGAGATTCTAATTCAGAACGTATCATCTGAAGTTTATAATGGAAGGTTCCCTGTTACATCTATCCTTGAGGTGAACAATGTTGTGATTAGATTTACCTATGTGCTTCCAGAAATTCCTGCAGTTAAGAACCCTGTCATAGGAGGAACAGAAGAAGTTACCTTCACTGTACAAGGAGATATTGGTGCAGGAAATGCATACTACTATGAATACTATGATAACAACTCCTATCATACTATTCCAGCAGCCAATGTTACTACAGGAATTACAAATTATAATTATGAACTAGACAAAGAAAATAAAAAAAGAGAAATTTATTTATTAAAATCACTCTATCTGAATATTATCTTTAATGACATGGATGATATCATGCCATATAAAAAAGGTGCCGCTCAGTATGTGAGTGACACCTTAAAGAAAGGAGAAAATATTAGACTGTATAGTTAACTATCAGCTAACTTCTGAAAGTAACTGAGAGCATCATCTTCATCACTAGTAGATGAAGGAGCTACTGCTACTGGGAGAGGATTTTCCTCAGCTATAACTTCCTCATCTAATCTAGGAGCTTGGACAGGTTTCTGTCCCAAGACAGTATTTAATCGTCTCTCCAAATCCTCATATGACTTAAACTGATCTGGTGCTGTAATGGCAGATAAAGAATACTGCTTCTTCCACAATGCTTCTAAAGCATCATCATCATCTAGTAAAGGTGCTACCTTATCAAACTCTGACTTATCATAGTTCCAGAACCCATCCTTCTTCACAATCTTCAACTTGAAGTTTGCACCTGCCCAGAAATCAAAAGGATTGATTGGAGTTTCATCATCAAACTCTGGTTGCATTGCCTCAAGAACCTTATCAAATATTTTCTTACCATACTTAAACAGAAATAC